GGAATACAAGAAAGAACTACAATATATAGAGCAAGTTTACAGTAAAGTAAAAGCTGGAGTCTTCAGCTACAATCTTAGAAAGAACTTTAAAAATACTGTAGTGTTTATTGATGTGGATACTGGTATTATACCTAAGTTTCATCCAAGGGAAATGAGAGAGATCCTTACAGGTACTATACACAAGAAAAGTGGTGAGGTACTTCTTAAGGTCAGTTACATATTACCAAAAAATAAGCACAATGGCGAAAATCGAGAAACTAATTGATTTCATACTAAAATGGGAAGGAGGTTATGTAGACCATCCTAATGACCCAGGGGGAGCTACTAACATGGGTGTTACTATAGGTACACTCAAAGGGTTAAAGCTTAAGTATGATAAAAACAAAGATGGGAAAATTACTAAAGCAGATGTCAAATTACTTACTAAGCAAGATGCTACTGATATCATGAAAAGCCACTATTGGGATAAGTGTAGAGCTGATGAGATTAACTCACAAGCTGTAGCTAACATCCTAGTGGATTGGTTTTGGATGTCTGGAGTGAATGCTACTAAAGGTATACAAAAACTTGTAGGATTTGCTGGTAAAGAGGTAGATGGTAAGATAGGGAAAAATTCTCTGAAAGCTATCAACGAAACTATCGAGAAAGATGAAAAGAAGTTTGTAGAACAATTATATGCTGCAAGAACACAGTTTTACAATACAATAATCTCAAGAAATAGAAAGCTAGAGTCTTTCCGTAAAGGGTGGACAAATAGGCTAAACGATCTTATAAAATACAACAAAAAATTCTTATGAAAACATATTCATTTGTACAAGGAGAGGATATTGTTCTAGAAACTAAAGAGCAATACAAAGATTTAGTAGTAGCATTATTACGAGGTGACATCGTCTTTGACGAGCCTGTAGTACTAGCTAACGACATTGAAAATGAAGGTCTAGAACCTGTAGAGACTTTAGATATCTTAGAGGTAGAAGATTCTCCTAGATTCATCTTAACTGAGGCAGAACAATACTTACGTTCTTTATACGAGGATAATCCAGAAACAGATTTACAGAAAGTAAAGAACAAGTTTATCGAAATCTACGAGATTCTAGAAGAGAACTTCCATAAGGCTTGTAGTACACATATCGATAACTTAGAGTTCCGTGAGTTTGATATTGCTACACATGTAATCCAGATGGAGTTACAGACAGCTAAAGATGCTTTAGTGAATGCGAGTATGTTATCTACTAAGTTACTAACTAATGATCTTATTTTAGGATAATGGCTTTACTATTTGAAGTAAATGGACAAGCTGTAATACCGACAACAGAGATTAGATTAGTAGAACCTTTTAAAACTATTTGGGAAAGAGATACTACAGAAAGTAAGGAGAATGCTTTGCGAGACTTTGCTTTCATCGAGTTTATGACTTCTAAGAAAAAGAGTAATCCTTATGCAGGATACTCAGATGAAGAAAGACTTAAGAAACTTTCCTTAATATACTACAAGGATGAGAACGCTGAGATAGATAAGCTAGTAGAGCAAGGTATGGCTGAAGTAGTAAGATTTCAGACAGAAGGATCTGCCACTTATTCTTACTTGGTAAGTTTACTAAATATCGCTGACAGAATCAAACACTACTTCAATACAGTAGATATAGACGAAAGAGATGAGAAAGGTAAGCCAATCCATACGATATCTAATATTACGAGAGCTATTGGGGATATTGATAAAGTATTGCAGACGTTACATACTGCGCAAGCTAAAGTAGAACAGGAATTGTTCGAGACAACAAAAACAAGAAATAACAAGGAAATTAATCCATATGAACAGTAAAATTATTTTACCTACTCCAGAAGTAGGGTTAGTCTTAGTAGACAAAATTCAAGACAAGATCGGAAATGTATATATTTCTGAGGGAGATAAGAAAGAACCAGACACGGGTATCGTAGTAGATGGCCCTATGGATTTAGTAGGTAAAAGAGTTAGGTTCCGAGAGCATTTTGGGGAACGTTTACTTATAGATGATGTACCTCATATGTGGTTCTCGGAAATAGAGAGAAGCATATATTACATTATCGATGAAGATTAGAGAAGGAACGCATTGGGTAAATTCTAACGTATTTAGAGAAGAAGCGTTAAGTTTCATAAAAAATGGGGGCTATTGTAAGGCCCCTGCTTTATCTCCCGATTGGTACACATATTGGGATGAGCAATTACGAAGAACTAAGGAAGGGTATGGTGTTTTCGATTCTGATGGTAATTATCATAAAATAACAGGACATCACTATTTCTACCTTAACTTCACACAAATACAAATTGTACAGCAAATAAAAGGATCTAAAGCATCTAAGAAGATCACACAGCAACCTGACTTTTGGGACGGTGACTACGATTATTTTTGGTGTTTAGAAATTGCTAAGAACGGATTATATAATCCAGAATCTCAAGTTCCCACTACTAAAGAAGAAAGGGAAGAGTTCTATAAGTACAATGATATTATGGAGGATTTAGAGCTCACTCACACGAAAGTAAAGGCTGTAAATATACCAGAATATCAAGAAGCTAAGAAGTGCCGTGATAAGGTCTCTAAACAGGTTCTAGCAAGGCTTGGTCTTAAAGTAAGGATACACCTAGATTACCTTAATGGTGGTTACCATATGATTGTTGGAAAATCTAGACGTAAAGGATATTCTTATAAAGACGGAGCTATATGTGCTAATGTATACAATACAGAGAGAGATGCTCAGATTGTTATTGGTGCGTCAGAGAAAAAGTTCCTATACCCTAAAGGGACAATGGGTATGGCATCTGACTATCTTAACTTCCTGAACGAGCACACAGCTTGGGCCAAGTCTAGAGATTACGTTGACAAACAAGATCATAAGAGAGCTTCTTATAGAACCACTGTAAATGGTACAGTGTTAGAGAAAGGTTATAAATCCGAAATTTTTGCACTTTCATTTAAGGATAATCCAGATGCTGCTCGTGGTAAAGATGCTAAGATTTTACTACTTGAAGAGGCTGGAGCTTTTCCTAATTTGAAAGATGCTTTTGCTGCTATCGTACCTGCACTTACAGCAGGAGCCTACATTACAGGGCAGATCATTATATTTGGTACAGGTGGAGATATGGAATCCGGTACAGTAGATTTCGCTGATATGTTCTATAACCCAGAAGTGTACGGTTTACTACCGTTCATTAATATTTGGGATAAAGATGCAGAGAATAGTACTTGTGGATTTTTCCATCCAGTAACATGGAACATGGAAGGTTACTATGATGAGATGGGTAATTCAGATATAGAGGGAGCTACTAAGTTTGAGATGAACAGACGTCAAACAATCTTAGAGAAATCTGCTTCATCAGCTGAATTACAGAAACACATGCAAGAGTTTCCTTTTGGTCCAGCTGAGGCCTTCCTTACTGTTAGTACTAATAACTTTCCTGTTGTAGAGTTACGAAATCATCTTAACAAAGTTATTACAGAGGAGTTACAATATAAGAAAGGTATTCCAGTTCACTTGGGTTACAAAGATGGTGTGGTTGTTGCCACTCCAGATTTAGCTAAAGAGCTAGACCCTATTATCCACTACAAACCGAAAAACACGACTTTAGTTGGAGCACCTATCATATATGAGTATCCTGAGAAAGGAGCACCTCGAGGTCTTTACAAAGTAGGGTATGACCCTTACCGTCAAGATCAATCCGTAGGGGTTTCCTTAGGAGCTGTTTACGTGTATAAGTCAGTACAGGTAGGCTCTGATACTAAAGATGAAATAGTGGCTGAATATGTAGGTAGACCTGCAGAAGCAGACGATGTTACAAGAATCGCATGCATGTTGGCAGAACTTTATAATACTGAAGTGATGCACGAGAACGAGGTTTCACATGTTGTGGCTTGGTTCCGAAGACATAAAAAACTCCATAGATTAGCCACTCAGCCTGACTCAGTTATTTCAGCTGCAGTTAAGGATTCTAAGGTTGCTCGATCTTTTGGTATACACATGAATGAGAAGCTAAAAGATGCTGGTGAGAAATACATCAAATCTTGGCTACTAGAGGTAAGAGGTTATCGTGAAGATGGTACTGCTATACTTAACTTAGAGACTATACATTCTATTGGTCTTTTAGAAGAGCTTATCCAATATAATCGTAAAGGTAACTTTGACCGTGTAATGGCTTTTATGATGTGTATGTTCCAACAGCAAGAGGAATCCTTGGGTACTGTCCATAGTGTAGAAAAGAAAAATTCTACTTCAGATATGATAGACATATTAAGAAAACTAAGAAATGGAAAATAAGGATGTAAAACTAACTAATGCCCAGAAGAACGCTAGAGGTCAGAAGTATTTTAAAGAGATGTTAGATCATTTAGATAACAGCTCTTTTGATAATAATGCTGTATTCTCTTTTAGTGAGGGTCATTCAGTTTACCACGAAAAGATGAAGTTGTACTACGATTTGTATAACAATACGATTCGTAAAGAAGACTTCGAATTTATATGTGCACCATTTGGTGTAGAGGTAGGAGAACTACCTAATGGATTTAGTAATAAAGACATTATCTCAGGGAAGATAAAGGCAGTACAAGGTATGGAAATGCAGAGAGCATTCCCTATGAAAGTATACGCTATCAATGAGGAAGCTACCACAAGAAGAGAACAGGAAGAGTTCGGACGTATGCGTCAAATAGTAGTAGCCCAAATTTTAGAACCTCTGAGACAACAATTACTTCAGCAGAAAATAGAGGAAGTAGAACAATCGGGGCAGGAGATAACACCAGAGTTACAACAACAGATTCAGCAAGAAGTTGAGCAACAAGTAAAAGCTCAAACTCCTGCAGAAGTTAAGAACTATATGGCTAGAGAGCATCAAGATCCTGCAGAAAGATTGGCCCATCAAATACTTTCCTATTTACAGCAAGAACAAGATTTACAACGTAAATTTAACTTGGGGTGGAAACATGCTCTTATATCTGGAAGTGATATTTACTGGGTAGGTTCCGTAGGTAACAGACCATTAGTGAGAGTAATAAACCCTATGTACTTTGATTTTGATAGAGGTTCGGAATCAGATTTCGTGCAAGACGGAGAGTGGGCTGTTTACGAGATGTGGCTTTCCCCATCAGAAATAGTCTCTTGTTTTCCTGAACTCACAGATGCTGAAGTGAAGAAAATATACGGGAATAGAAAAGCTAGGTTACAAGGTTATGCTGATGAAAGCTTACAAGAACCTTTACGAGGAAGAGAATACTTAGGTAATTCTAGGTATAGTTCTGTAAGGGTTTTACATGGAGAGTGGAAAGCTCTTAAGCCAATATTTTACTTAGAGTACTTTGATCAAGAAACTGGACAAGTATTAGAAACTACAGTAGATGAGACTTACGAACTTAACCCTGCTTTAGGTGACATTAAGCTGACTAAGGATTGGATTGTATCTAAGTACGAAGGTTACAAAATAGATACTGACATATATGTAGGTATGCGTGAGGTTCCTAGACAACACAAAGATTTACGCAACCCAGCTAAATGTAAATTATCTTTTATTGGAGCTGTATATGATGCTACCAATTCAGAGCCTACTTCTTTACTATCTCGTATGAAAGATTATCAGTACTTATACAACATTATTGCTTATAAGGCTGAGACGTTGATGTTATCTGATAAAGGTAAAGCACTTTTACTTAACACTCAACTTATACCAAAAGACAATGGCCTATCTCCTACAGAATGGCTACACTTCTTTGAGGTGAATAAGATAGGTCTTATGAGCCCTTCAGAAGAAGGTAATAAGTATGGTTTTGATGTCACTAATGCAGCTAAGGAAGTAGACTTATCGTTAGCATCTGACATAAATAACTATATGTTATTCTGCCAATATATTGAGGAAAGGTGCGGTCAAGCTGTTGGTATTACTAAACAAATAGAAGGACAAATAGGAAGTTATGAAACTGCTACTAATGCTCAACAAGCTATTAATCAGTCAGCAAACATTCTTGAGCCATATTTTGATTTGCATAACATAGTAAAGAGAGATGTGACTACTGCTCTTTTAGAGACAGCTAAGATTTGTTATACTATTGAACCACCAGAAGCTTTAGCTTACATTCTAGATGATCTGTCAGTACAGTTACTTAATATAGATACTGAGCTGTTAGATAATTCTGAGTATGGTGTATTTGTGTCTAACACTTCTAAAGCAGATCAAACTTTACAAGTTGTACAACAATTGGCACATGCTGCTCTACAAAATCAGAAAATTGAGTTATCTGATGTTATTAAAGTATTACGTTCAGAGTCTCTACAAGAAGCTGAAGAATTCTTACTTACAGCAGAACAAACTCGTCAAGAGAGAGAGCAACAACAACAACAAGAACAAAACAAAGCAATGGCTGAAGAGAACCAAAAAGCTCGAGAGTGGGAGAAAGCTAAGATGGATACAGAACATCAGTACACACTTGAAGAGATTGAGGCTAAAGGTGCTATCGATCTTCAGAAACAAGCTATGTTATCATTAGGATTTAATGAGGACAAAGACTTAGACAAAGATGGTATACCAGATGTCTTAGAGGTTTACAAAGCCGGAGTAGATGCTGACGTCCGCCAAAGAGAACTAGATCTTAAAGAGAAAGATATGGAACTTAAGGACAAACAACACAAAGAAAAAATGTCAGTAGAAAAAGATAAGGTACAAGCTATGAAAAATAGAGTATCAGCCAAGTAGTTTGGCTATTTGATAAAACTTTTTTTACAGAAAAAAACGAACATATTATTAACGTAATTTTGCAGGTGAAATGGAATTAGATGATTTCAGTTGGGGTGGTACCCAAGAGTCTGTGGAGTTTTTCGGTGAGCGAGTGGAGCCTCAAATTGATGAGGCCCTTACTCCTCCTGTTAAAGAGACAGAAGAAGAACAACCACAAGGAGCCAATGCTCCAGAACAAGAAGAGGAAGAAGTAATCACTTTCTTTGGTGAAGAACCAGAAACATTAGATTTAGAAGATGATGAGGAAGAGAAACCTCGTGAAACTAAACCTAAAAAACAAAAGGTAGATAACTACTACAATAGTTTATTTCTAGACTTGAAAGATAAAGGTTTCTACGAAAATGTAGAGTTAGAGGAAGGACAAGAGCTTACAGCAGAAGACTTACTTGACTTACAAGAACAAGAGATCGAAAATCGTCTTAACAGATGGGGTGAAGAGAACTTAGGACAAATAGGAGTAGACTTTATCAAGTACTTACGTCATGGTGGAGATCCTTCACAATTTTTACAAATGCAACAACAAAATGGTCAGTATCCACAAGGGGATATCAATGATCCTAATTTCCAAGAGCATGTAGTACGCTTTACATTAGCTAATGAAGGGTGGGACTCTGAAGAAATTGAGGAACGTATTGCTGTGCTAGAAAATACTGGTAAGTTGAGTACTGTTGCAGGTAAGTACAATGCAAAGCTAGAAGCTAAACGTAAAGAAGCCAATGAGGCTCTTATCGCTAAACAAAAAGAAAAAGCTGAACGTCAGAAACAAGAATTTAAGGAGTACACTAACTCTTTAGCTCAAGTAGCTAAAAGTAAGAATGAGATTGGCGGTTTTAGAATTACACCTTCTAGAGCAAACAAACTTATTGCTGATATTACGAAACCTACTGTAGAGTTAGAAGATGGTAGAGTAGTCTCTAAGTTCCAAAATGATATCAACCAGATCTTAAAAGATCCTGAGAAAACATTACTGTTAGCTCATTTGGCTGATAATAATTTTGATTTCTCACAGTTACAACGTCAAGCAAATAACAAAGCTGCAAAAGAAATAAAAAGGAATATTCAAAATCACGGAGTGAGTACTTCTTCTGGACCTGGAAGTTCTCTAGGAGGTTTACAAACTCTTGCTGACTTATTAGAATAATATAAATAACAATAAATTATGGCAACATTAGGAAATTTTGGTAAGCTGTATACTTCTAAAATGATTCGACATGCAGGAATGACTCAGTTGAATAACTTAGGAGCTATGTTAGCTACACGCCCACACATTATGGAGAGCAAGATGAATCAGTTATTCTCTGCTTCTAACTATTTCTCAGATAACCCATTATCAAGTATTTCTTGGGCAAATGGTTCAGAAATGGTTATCTCACAAAATGCTTGGGAATGGAAATTAAAAGGTATCTG